CGCAGCAGCAGGAGCTCGCCAAGTGACCTTCGCAACCCTGAACGGCCAGCGCGTGATCGCGGCGCACGTCCACGTCCCGGGCTTCGGCGCCTGGGTCGCAGACGTCGCCCTCGACGACCAAGCGGCCGCGCCACCGACGGATCAGGTCACGCTCGTCATCGGCGACCTGACGTTGACGGGCACGGTGCTGCCGGCGGCGTCGGGCACGTTCAACCAGAAGGGCTGGTATCGCATCATCGCGGGCGCGGGGCGCTGGTCGACGATCCTGCCGTCGAAGGGCTACCACAACGACGCGGGCATGAAGGCGAGCCTCGTCATCAACGACGTGGCGCGCGAGGCCGGCGAGACGATCGGGACGTTCACGGACGCGACGCTGCAAGGCGTGGACTTCGTGCGGCAAGCGGGCCCGGCGTCGCGCATCTTCGTCGAGGCGCTCGGCAGCGGGATCAACTGGTGGGTGGACTACGCCGGGACGACGCAAGTCGGCATGCGGTCGACGAGCACGCCGGCGGCGGGCGCGGACTACGACCTGATCGAGTACCACCCGGACTCGCGCATCGCGGTGTTCGCGACCGAGACGCCGTCGGTGCTGACGATCGGCGCCATGATCACGAACCCACGCCTCGTCGCGCCGGTGACGATCCGCGAGCTCGACATCAGCCTCACGGCCACGTCGCTCCGCGTGAGCGCATGGGTCGATGAAGCGGGGCAAGTCGGGCCGTTCGACACGCGAATCCTGAGGGCGCTGCGCGCGCTCGTGCGCGAGACGTTTCCGATGGTCGACTACCTCGCGCCGGCCCGGTACCGCGTGATCTCGATGGACAACGGCCGCGCGAACTTGCAGGCCGTCAACCCGCTTCGGGGCATGCCGGACACGACGCTGGTGCGGCTCGCGCCGGGCATGGCGGGGGAGACCGCGGAGCTCACGCCGGGCAGCACGGTGCTCGTGCAGTTCATCGAGGGCGACCCGTCGCTGCCCGTGATCACGGCATACGCGACGCCGGACGACAACGCCTTCCGGCCGGTCTCTTGGTCGATCGACGCACCCAAGGTGCTCCTCGGCAAGCTCGCGACGTCCGGAAGCGGATCCCCCGCCGCGCGCATGGGCGACCTCGTGAACGTCAACGCGTCGCCGCTGCTGCCGGTCCCTGTCGCGTTCCTCAACGGTCCGGCGCCGATTCCCGTCGTGGGGCCCTCCGCTGGCTACACGATCGCGCCCGGAACGCCGATGACGCTGCTGCTGACGACGCCGCTCGTCGGCACGATTCAGAGTGGCAGTCTCGAGGTCCAGTCGTGAGCGCGGTCCTCGTCGGCAACCTCTCGATCCCGGAAATCTTCGGGCCGCTCGCCGCTGCTCTTGCAGCGCTCGAGGCGGCGATCGCGTCCGGTAGTGCAATCGCCATCAGCCTCGCGCTCGGCAACCTGCAACTCCAGCTCGGCGGAGCGCTCCAGGCGCAGGCGAACCTGTCGCTCGCGCTTCCGGATCCCGCGGCCTACGTGGCGCGACTCCTCGCCGCGGCGGGGCAGATCATCGCGATCATCGAGAGCCTGAATCCGCTCGATCTCCTGACCGTGAACGTCTCGGCGAGCGGGACGCTCGTGCTCGGGTTGCAGCTCGCGATCGCGGGCCTGCAAGCGGAGATCAACGCGGCGCTCAACTTCCCGGTCCCGGTGCTCTCGACCGCGGCGGGCATCTTCGCGATTTCGTCCACGGGCGCGGCCTCGACCTTCGGCACCGATGTCGACGCCGTGGTCGCGACGCAAACGGGTCTCGCCCCCACGTCATCGATCGTCGCCCTGACGCTCATGGTCGCCGCGGACAACACCGCTGCTGTCGCTGGGCTTCAAGCTCTGATGGGGGTCCTGTGACGCAACAGCTCCCCGACTACGGGCTCGACCTCGACTGCTTCGACGACCTGACGGACGACATGGCCGAGGTCTCGGGCGTGCAGGTCGTGGTTCAGGCGACGTACCGCCGCCTCATCACGCCGCGCGGCTCGATCTGGAACGGGCCCGAGGGTCTGAACTACGGGGATGACCTGCGCGAGATGTTGGGCTCGCCGATCGCGCCTGGCACCCTGGCCACGTTGCCCGCGAGGGTCCGAACCGCGGTATTGCTCGACGATCGAATCGAGAGCTGCACGGTGACAATCGTGGAGTCATCGCTCCTGTCGGTGACGATGTCGATCTCCTGCACGCTCTCGGCGGGACCGACCTTCGAGCTCGTAATGTCCGTCGACAAGGCCAGGGCGATCCTGGTGTCGTCGTCCGTGGGAGGCACGTAATGGCCCTCCCGCTCGACGTCCTGATTCAGCCGCAGTCGAAGGAGCAGGTCGAGGCGGCCATCCTCGACCTATGCGTTGCCGCCGGGCTCAAGGTCACGACGTGGAAGACGGGCGGTGTGGCGCTGACCCTCGTCGGCGTCGTGTCTCAGCTCTTCGCGGGCTTCACGTCGGTCGTGTCGCCATTCGTCAAGGGAGGCTTCCTCGACCTCGCCGAGGCGGGCTATCTGACGCTCCTCGCATTCTACGTCTACGGCGTGCCGCGCATCGAGGCGATCTATGCCGCGGGCGACGTCTCGGTCACGAATACGGGGGGGGGTCTCTACACCTTCGCGCCCGGCGAGTTCATCTGCTCGAACCCGACGACGGGTATCACCTTCGCCAACGATGGGGCTTTCACGGTCCAGCCCACTGGCCATCTCGGATCGACGCAGACCGTCGGCGTCAAGGCGCAGACGGCGGGCTCGCTGGGAACGTCGGTCGCGGGGTCGATCTCCAAGGTCGTCACGTCGATCGCCGGGCTCACGGTCACGAACCCGACGGCGCTCGTCGGCGTCGACGAGGAGAGCGACCCGCAGCTCCGCCAGCGCTGCCGGGACAAATTGGGGAGCCTCTCGCCGAACGGCGCGCGCGGCGCGTACGAGTTCGTCGCGAAGAGCGCAGTCGACAACACTGGCGCGCCCATCGGTGTCGCGCGCGTTCAAGTGCTCGCGGCCGATGGGACCGGACAGGTCACGATGTACGTGGCGACGGCCACGGGGGCGCTCACGGGCCCCGCGCTCGCCATCGTCGCCGACGACGTGGCGCGGCAGGCGGTCCCCGATTCGGTGCTGAGCAGCGTTCTCAATTCCACGGCGGTCGCGGCGTCGCAGGTCCTCACGGTGTACGTCGACCCCGCTTTCAATCTGTCAGTCGCCGACGTGCGTTCTGTCGTGCAAGCCGGGCTTCTCGCCGTCTACCCGAGCGTGCCGATCGGCGGATTCAAAATCTACCCCTCGCCGAATCCGCTCGGCGCTTTGCCGGCTGGCTGGGTGGCTGGCCGCGTCGACGCGATGCACCCCGCGTTCGTTCAGACGCTCGTGTCCGGCGGCGATTTCGTCATGAGCCCTGGTCAGGTCGCGGAGCTCGGAACCGTGACGGCCGCGGTCGTCTACCTCGGACAGGCCCCCGTATGAGCGACAACCTCTCCTTCGCCGCGACCGTCCGCACCCTCGTCCCTCCGTGGCTCTCGGATCGGTATCCGCGGCCGCTCGTCAACGGTTTCTCGCTGCTCTACTGCTGGGGCCTCGCGCTGGACTCGATGATGCAGCTCGCGGTCGAGGGCCTGCGCGCGCGGCTTCCATCGCACCCGGATTCCACGCCGACGGCACTGCCGTTCACGGGGAGCGACCGACGGATCATCCGCGGGCCCGATGAGACGGACGAGCACTACGCCTTGCGCCTGATCCCGTGGCTCGACACGTGGCGCGGCGCCGGGTCTGCCATCACCGTCCTGGAGCAGCTCGCCGAACTCTTCTCGCCGCAGGCCGCGCCGCTCATGCGGATCGTGACGAACCAGGGCACCTGGTACACGTACCACCCGGTCGTCATCAGCGGACCGCACGTCACGATCGAGCAGCGCGGAAACTGGAACTGGGACGGTCGCGCCGACCTCTGGGCTCGGTGCTGGGTGATCATCTACTCGAGCGCCGGATACCCGTGGAGCCCGGACGGCACGTGGGGCGATGGCCACAGGTGGGGTGACGGGCGCGTCTGGGGCCTCACGGCGACGCGCGCGCAGGTCGTGACCGCGCAGCACATCCTCGCTCAGTGGAAAGCGGCGCACACGCTCTACCCGAACATCATCGTCGCCTTCGATCCCGCGAGCTTCAACCCAGCGTCGCCTGAGCCCGACGGCACATGGGGCAAGTCGTACAAGGTCGTCGGGGGGCACGTGGTGCGATCGCGGCTCGCGACGGCCCGCTACCTGGACGGAGCAGCCTGACATGCCTCTTCTCTACACCGGCGACAAGACCGCAGGCCTGAACTACGCGGTGGACATCCCCGCAGACGGCGACCTCGAGGACGCGAGCAGCGTCCAGGTCTCGTTCGAGGCCCTGCTCGACGCCATCGCAACGCTCTCGGCCGGCAACCCGATCTTCTTCGGGATCCCGAGCTTCGACAACTTCGCGATCTTCAACGGCGTCGTCACGCACAACGCGGGGGTGACGTTCAACCACGGCGCGACGTTCACCGGCGCGACGCTGGTGCAGATCACGGCGCCTCTGACCATCCTGACGACGACGACGGTGGGGGGCTTGTTCAACATCGTCAGCGGCGCCGAGGAGCACGTACAGAGCGGCGGCAAGATCGTCGTCGACTCGGGCGGCGTGATCAACGTGCAGGCCGGCGCGCACGTCAACGTGAACGACGGGTTCATCGTCGGCGCAGCCGGGACGATTCAAGGCTCGTGGACGCTTCCGCTCGCCTCGACGCTCACGATCGGCGGCACGCTCGACATCGTTGGCACGGTCAACCTGCCCTCGACGACGAACCTCGGCGGGACGAGCGTGGCCCATGGCTCGACCCTGAACGTGCACGGCACGCTCGACGTCAAGAGCGACGGCGCCCTGACGGTCGACGCTGGCGCGGCCGTGAGTATCGGAGAGGCGTTCGTCGCCACTGGCGCGGGCCGCTGGACGCAGCGCGGGGCCATCCTGACGCCGACGCCTGGCAGCGGCGACGCGACGACTACGGTCTCTGCGAGCGACACCGACGAGGTGAGCGTGCGCCACCTCGGGCACACCGGCGAGATTCACATCTACCTCGACGACAACACGGGCCTTTCGAACGACCACGACAAGATTCTCGTGACCCGGCTGCCGAACATCTCCGGCACGCAGCACGAAACGGCGATCAATATCTATACCGGTACCGGCGGCGGCGCGACGCTCATCATGGAGATGGTCGGCCCGAACATCGCATGGGCTGAGTTCCGGTTCTCCTCTGGAGCATGGGTGCTCCGAACTGAGGCGTTCTTGCCATGACGACGACCGAAGGAAGGAGCGGCCGATGGTAGCCCTTGCAGACTGGATCCAGGGACGGGTCCGCGGCCTGTACAAGGTGCTTGCGGCGTCCGTGGAATTGCCCGAGCGACCCAAGATCAACTTTTCGGGTGCGGGCGTCACGGTCACGGACAACGGCCCGCTGAACCGGACCGACGTCGCGATCACGAGCGGCGGCGCGACGGTGCAGAGCGAGGGAACTCCGCTCACGACGCGGCCAGCGTACAACTTCCAGGGTGATGGTGTCACGGCGGTCGACAACTCAGGCGCGACGCGCACGGACATCACGATCGCCGGCACATGGAAGACGATCGAGCCGACCGGCAGCGATGACACGGCGTTCATCGTCGCCCAGAGCGCGGCCCACGACTTCCTCGAGCTCAAGGGCGCGTTCAGCGTGAGCACGACCGCCGCGATCGGCGCGTCCGGCACGACGATCCGCTTCCGGCGCGGCGCGAAGATCACGATCGCGAGCGGGCGCACGCTCACGTTCAACGCGGCGATCGACGCGCCCGACGACCAGCAGCTATTCGCGGGCGCGGGCGTCGTAGTATTCACGAGTATGACGCCGTACGTGTCGGCCAAGTGGCTCGGCGCGACCGGCGATGGGACGACGGACGACGGGCCCGCGCTCGCGATCGCCGCCGTCGCTTGCAAGACGATGCGCCTGCCGCCGGGCACCTACAAGATCGCCAACGATACGACGTTAGGCGCGGTGGGCAGGATGCTCGACATCGAGAGCGGAGCGCTCCTGAAGCCGGCGAGCGGCAAGACGGCTACGCTGAATTGCCCGCACAACGCGGCCGACGAACAACGGTTCGTCGATAGGTCTGCGGGCGGCGCGGTCGTCTTCGGCCCCAGCGGCCCCAAGCGCGCCACTCCGGAGCACTTCGGTGCGACGCGCGACAGCTCGACCCACGATGAGGCGGCCATTCAAGCGGCTCATGACGCGATGGCGACCTATGGAGGCGACCTCGCCCTGCTCGGGTATCCCGGATACGCGCTCGGCGCGGGGGTTGTGCTCAAGACCGGCGTCAACATCCGCACGCAGGGGCGCGAGAGCACGATCCTCTACCCCAAGACGAGCATGCGTGTGCTGTCGTGGTACCGCCCGACGGAGGGCGACCCGCAGCAGAAGCGCACCCGCATCGAGCCGCTTCAGATCGCCTTTTACAACGTCGCCAACACGGTCACAGACGGCAAGAATTCGAACGTCGCGATCGACCTGTCGAACGTCAATTGGGCCGCCATCGACGAGCCCTATTTTCTCTTCTCCGGCACGTCGTCACAGGGCGGAACGGGGCTCCTGTTTACGGGGCACGCGGACTCTGGGCCCTATTTCAACGAGGCGCACAAGGTCCTATTCTTCGGTATCGCCGGGGCCAATTGCATCGGTGCACACTTCGCATCGGGCGGCTCTGGTTCGGCCAATGCGAACCGGGTCGACTTCCAATCAATCGAGAACATGGCCCACGCGGTCAAGTTCGGGAACGCCGTCGAGAACCTCGTCATCATCACGGAGATGGAGACGCTGGACGCGGATAGCGCCTACCTCGTTTTCGGCGATGAGCCCTCGGGCCCCTCAGGTACGATCGGGAACCGCGTCATTACGAACTATTATGAAACGGATGCGGTAACGGCCTACCTCATCCGGTACGGCTCGGCCACATCGTCCAACGATCGCAACATCGTCGAGGCGATCGACAACGGGCCGTTTGCCGGCTCGGGCGCCATCGTGGACCCCGGTGGTTCGGGCATGGGCACGAACGCGATCGTGCTCAACGGTCACGAGTACCTCGGCGACCTGTCCGTGCGCACGACGCCGACGGGCTCGAAGGGCACGCTTTCAACCGCGGACCTCACCGCTAACAGGGTGCTCCGCCTGCCGAACGCCGCCGCGGAGCTCCAAGCGCGTGACGTGTCGCCTGCGCAGATCGTCGCGACGACTGGCACGGTCACCGCGTTCAATACGCTACCCTCCTTTCCGGGGCAGATCATCTATCTGGATTCCAGCCTCACGCTTACAGGCAATCTCACGATCGAGGTGCCCCCTGTGGCGGGTCTCGCGTTTGGGATCAACAACCTCGCGACGCTCGCGGGGCACACGGTGTCGATCAAGGCAACCGGCGGAAGCGCAATCGCGGTATACCCTGGATCCTGCCAATTCTACGTAGACCATGATGGTGTCACGCTGGTCCGCCGGCAGATTACGACGCTCGACACCGGGTCCAACCTGTTCGAGGTCACTCCGACGCGGATCCAGTTGTCGGGTAGCGTTCTCTGGGAAGACGATGCGGGCAACCTCCGCGGGCAGTGGGTAATCGCATCACTATTGGAGTTGACGCAATTCGACAACTTCGTGATGCAGTCCAAGAGCGGAGGGCAGATCGGGCTGGCGTGCGATCAGGTGGACATCGACACGCAATCGCTCACGCTCGGCGGCTACCTCAAAGCCCCGTCTCAAGACCACCTCGAGATCGGGGCGGTCACTGAAACGAACCTCAAGATCGGGAACAACAGCCTGATCAAGGTCGATACGACCGGTATCGGCGAATTTGGACACGCGACCGCGGGGCAGCAGTCGGACTACGGTGCGCTCTCCGACGGCACCGGCGGCTCGACGTCCGGCGGGCTCGTGGACGTGACCACGGGTGGGCTCGCCGACCCTGCGAAGATCAACGACAACTTCGCCCGCATCGACGCGAAGCTTGACGCGATCCGCGCAGTGCTCCGGGCGCATGGGAGGATGGCATGATTGGGCTCGATCTATCCGTGCTGTCCGCCCGGGCGCCGGCGCTGGCTGGGCTCGCCTACTTCGATTTTCGCACGGCGCCGCGAACGGCGGGGGCATTCACGCTGCCGTCGTGGCTCACGCTTACGTGTGCGACAACGGGGCGCACGGTCCAGACGAGTGCCTCGACGCTCCGCACCGGATTCGGCGCGAACGCCGCTCGAGCGCGGAGCGTCAACGGTGCCGTCTGGGGCCTCTCGGTCGAATCCGCGCGCACGAACGTCGTCGCCGCGCCGGCCGACTTCTCGAGCGGCTCGTGGACCAAGACCACCGGCGTCGTCGGCACGGCGGCCACGACGGACCTACTCGATCCGGCCGGTGCGAACGGGGCCACCAGGCTCGCCTACGACGGCAGCGGCACGGCGGGCAACACGCGCGTCGTCCAGTCGACCGGCGTCACGCCAGGCAACGGCGTCGCCTACTGCATGTCGTGGTGGGCTCGGATGCTCACCGGGACGCGCACGATCGACGGCTATTTAAATCTTCCGTCGACCATCGTGCACACGACGTTCACGTCGACCTGGCAGCGGTTCGACGGCTTCGACCTGGGCAACGGCACGTTCGGACTCCAGTTCAACCTGACCGACGCGACACTCAACTCCGCCTTCAATGGGTATTGCTACGCGTGTCAGGAGGAGCTCGGCAAGTACCCGTCGAGCGCCATCACTGGCGCACGCGCCGCCGACGTCCCTTCCGTCGCAACGCCGTCCGCCATCGCCCCGAGCGGCTATTTCGACGTCACGTACGCCATCGCGCCGAACTACGCGACGGGCGAGCAGGGCTCCGACCACAACCTCCTTTACTTCAACTCGACGAACAGGCTGTTCCTCCGCCAGAGCGACGCGAAGCTCGTGCTCCGCATCGGTGGTGCGGACATCACAACGGGCGCCCTCTCGTGGATGCGCAACCAGACGCTCTGGATTCGCGCCGCGCACGGACCCGGCGGCCGCGTGCTCTTCGTCAGCGGCTCGGCGCCGGTCACGGGCTCGGCCGTGTCGGCCATCTCGCTTCCCGCCACCGTCTATCTTCTCGGGTCCAACACGGGCCCCGAGGAGTCCTCGGATCTTCAGTTCGTGTCCTTCCAGGAGGCAGCATGACTCAGCCCGCAGCCGCGGTCGCACCCGGCGCCGTCTACACGTCGCCGCGTTACCGCTACTTCACCAGCTTCGCGGTCGACATCGACCTCGTGGCGCTCGGCGGGGAGCCCTGCCGCGCCATCCTCGTCGGCTCCAATGGAGTGCTCGTGACGACGCCGCTCGATCCCATCAGCGGCGACGAGACCGGGACGGTCACCTCCGGAACGCTGCTTCCGATCTCCGCGACGGTCATCAAGGCCTCCGGCGCGGGAACGACCATCACGTCGTGCTGGGTCTTTTGGTGATTGCTGGGCCGCCAAATGAATGACCATCGCGCCGCCGACTCCGATCCGGAGGCACTGTCTAACAGGGCCGCCAACGGCAACGATCATGGCGATTTGTCCAGACTAAGCGGCAAGCTCGACGCGCTTGAACTGCGAACCGAAACCAGGTGGCTCAAGTTCGAGACCGACTTCGGGCAGTTCGCTGAGCAGGTGTTCGGCCGGTTCGGCGACGTCGTGATATCGATCGAGCGCATCGACTCACAGCTCGGCCGCGTCAAGGACGACGTGCGCGCATCGCTCGAGGGCCACGCTCGGAACGAGGCCCGACAGAAGAAGCTCGAGAGCCGTATCGCGATCGGCCGCGTCGAGGTCGACCGCGAGATCGCCGACCTGCGTCGTTCGTCGGCACCGCCCGACGGCTCGGGCCCGCTGATCGCCCTCGGCACCAAGGCTGCCGAGATTGCGCTCCAGGAACGCGCGCAGAGCCACCATGAAATCGAACGCGAGGCGCGCGATGCCATCCACCGCGAAGTTGAGCGCGAGAAGGCCGACGCTGCCGAGATCGCCAAAGAGGCGCGCGAGAAGCGCGAGCACCGCGTGCAGTGGGCGCTCGGGCTCGCTGCGTCGCTCCTCGTGCTCGCCGCCACCGCATTCATCAGCGCGCGCCTCGGCGCCGCAACAGCCATTCACGCACCTACAACCAATCAGGGGCACCCGTGACCGATCATCGCTACCTCGCTCTCCTCTTCGTGCTCATGACGCCGCTGCTCACGGCGTTGAGGCTCGCCTTCCCAGCGTTGCCGGATCGAGTGATCCCACTGCTGTCGCTCGCCGGCGGTCTCGCCGCAGGCGTCGGGCATTCGCTGCTCACCGGCGCCTCGCTCGAGGATGCGCTCTTCGCGGCTGCCATCGGCATGGCCGGCGGTGGGGCCAGCGTTGCCGTGCATCAGAGCTTGAAGCAGCGGCCGCCGAGCGACGTGGACCCGAAGGCGTCCAGCGGACCCCCGACTCCGAAGACGGCGACGCACGTGCCCCCGAACGAGGTGCAGCGCCTCGCGTGGGCCGTCGGGCTGCTGCTTGCGTTCGTGACCATCTCGTTCTGTCACGCCGCGTGCACGCCAGGCGAGCGGCAGACGGCGGCCGACATCACCAAGGCGGCGGTCCCGCTCTGCGAGGCGGGGCTCGTTATCGCGGCTGCGCCCGAGGAGGCGCCTCTATGTGCTGGGCTCCCAGAGATCGAGGCGATCATCGCGGAGCTCGTGGGGCAGCACGGGAGCACGATGGCGAGCGACGCCGGAATGCGTGCGGCGGCCGTCTGGCGGCCGAGCATGGCTGAGGTGCACCGGCGACTCGCTGCGAAGCGCGCGAAGGCCGATGGAGGTGCACCGTGAAGCGCAGCCGACGATTTGAGGGCGAAGTGGTCGAACAGCAGGCGTCCGTCGAGGAGCCGGTGGGCGCCCCGGCGTCGGCTCAGCCCGAGCCCACCACGCTTCCCGCGCCCGCCGACGGGGCCACGCTAGGGAAGCTGGAGAGCGCCCTCGTCGCGGCCTTCACGGACGACCGAGTCCATCGCGTGCTGGCTCGCGGCGTGGCCATGGAGCTCGCGCTTCGCGCGGTCCGAACGGCCTTCGGGGTCGCGTCATGAAGATCGGATTCGTCCTCGAAGCGAAGCAGATGACGAAGGCCGAGTTCACGGCCGCCGTCGGCGCGATCAAGACGCAGCTCGTGCGCGACGTCGCACCGGCGTGGGGCCTCGTCGCTCCGCAGGTCGAAGGCTTCGACGCCCTTGCCGCGTGCCCGCCCGACTGGTCGCCGATCGCCGTCATCGACCACGCCGACCAAGCCGGCGCGCTCGGCTACCACACGGAGACGCCGGACGGGCGAAGGTATGGGCGCGTGTTCGTCGTGGACTCCCGCGACGACGGCGACGAGCCCTCGAGCGTGATGTCGCACGAGGGCGCAGAACTCCTCGTCGACCCTGCCTGCAACGTGAGTGCGACGGACGCGCGCGGACGCGCCTGGGCGCTCGAAGTCGCCGACCCCTGCGAATCCGACGGCTACGAGATCGGCGGCATCGTCGTCTCGAACTTCGTCCTGCCGGCGTTCTTCGACGCCTCGGCCTTCGCCGGTTCGAAGTTCGACCAGCTCGGCAAGATCGGCCACGCCTTCCAGCTCGCCCCCGGTGGCTACGCGGTCATCACGAGCATGGGGCGCACGCGCCAGATCCAGGCGGACGGAACCGAACTCGCCTTCCACGAACTCGCGGCCCGCAAGCAGCACCCGGCGTCCCGCACTGCGCAGCGGTTCGCGAGGCCCTTCGGCTGATGCCATGCGCGAGCGCCGCGACACGCCGACTGTGCGCCCGGGCTCGTCATCGACGATGCCCGCGCAGAGCCCCGGGGAGCTCGCGGCGAAGGTCCGTCTCGCGCTCCACGGCCTCGGTGTCAGTTTCGACCGCGCTGGGCGGGCGCAGGCGACACGGCCCGAGGTGCTCGAGGCCATCCCGATGACGGTGCTCGTCGACGCGCGCCACCTACTCGACGTCTTCAGCGCATGGGAGCACCAGGCGCCCGGCGACGAGGTGCAGAAGCGCGAGATCCGCCGTTACCTCGAATGGACCAACACCGTCGCGGCCCTGAAGGACAAGCCATGAGCGAACGACTCCCCGACCAGCTCACGCCGGCCACCCCCGCGGAGATGTACGCCTCGCTCGAGCGGGCCTGGAAGCTCTCGATCGGTTCGACGCCCTCACGGGATTCGCTGCTCGTGCTCCTCGGCCAGTGGGCGCTCGAGACCGGGCGGGGCAAGTCGATGCACTGCTTCAACGTCGGCAACGCGAAGCATGTCGACAACGATGGGCGCGACTTCTGTTTCTTCGCCTGCGACGAGGTGATCGGCGGGCGCATCGTCTGGTTCTATCCGGTCGATCCCGCGTGCTGCTTCCGCGCCTTCCGCACGCTCGATGAAGGCGTCGCCGACTACCTCGACCTCATCCGTCGGCGCTTTGCTGCGTCGTGGCCGGCCGTGCTCTCGGGCTCGCCGTCCCTGTTCGCACACATGCTCAAGACGCAGGGCTACTACACCGCCGACGAGGCCCAATACGCCCACACGCTCGTCGCGCTCTTCCAGGAGTTCGACATGACGCTCGGGCTCGGCTTCGACCTGCACACGGTCGCCGGCCAGCAAGCGGCCCTGAACAAGCTGGGCATGGCGCCGCCGCTCACGGTCGATGGCGAGCCGGGGCCGCACACGCAAGCAGCCGTTCGCACCTTCCAGCGGGCCCACGGGCTCACTGTCGACGGCATCTGCGGGCCGCGCACCGTGGCGGAGCTCGGACACGCACTGGCCGCCCTGCCGCCCGATACGGACCCGACGCCTTCGGAGGCTGCATGACGATGCTTGAGGCGTTGATCGCGCTCGTGCTCCAGGCGGCCCCGCCCGAGCTCGCCACGCGCCCGCAGCCTGGCAGCGCAGTGGAGACCGTGGCCGAGCGTCGCGACCGGCTCGAAGCCATCGCGCGCGATGCCTGGGACATCGCTCACGAGCCCGAGGCACCTCGACTACCGGGCTACACGACCGCGGGGTCCGCGCTCGTCATGCTCGCTCTGGCGCGGGTCGAAAGCGACTTTGCCCTCGACGTCGACTCGTTCGCCTGTATCGATCCGGAGAGGCGGCTCGAGGCCTGGCGGTGTGACAACGGCCACGCGATCGGGCTCTTGCAGCTCCACGCGCGCGACTACGATGAGCGAACCGCGCTCGTCGGTTCACGCGAGGAGGTCTTCCGCGTGGGACTCCGGCGCCTGCGCGGCATCATGGGGGCGTGCGAGGCGCCCGACGCGCGCTTCGCCTTGTGGCACGGGGCCGGCTGCGAGGATCCCGATGCGCTCGAGGCTTCGAAGAAGCGCATTGCCGAGGTGCGGAAGTGGCTCGACCGGGCGCGGGAGCTCACAGGCCGGTGAATTTTTTTGTCCAAATGCGGGTGTCAGGAAGACCCTCGAAACCCGGTCAGAAGGAATATTAAATCATGGCGTCGTTCCAGAAATTCGACTCTTTCGTCGAGGCCGTTGCGGAGAAGACGCACAACCTCGGAAGCGACTCGGTCAAGATCGCGCTGTGCGCAGCGGCGAGCGCGCCAGTCGCGAGCAACACGAAGCTCGCGGACCTGACCGAGATTTCCTACACGAACCTCTCGGCGCGCGCGGTCACGACTATGAGCAGTGCGCAGACCTCGGGGCTCTACAAGCTCATCCTACAAGACCTCGTGCTGACCGCTTCGGGGGCCGTCGCGACGTTCCGTTACGTCGTGCTCTACAACGACACGGCGACGAACAAGGAACTCATCGGCTTCTACGACTACGCCTCGAACGTCACGCTCAATAACAGCGGCGAAACGTTCACCATTGACTTCGACGGGACGAACGGATGTCTCCAGCTCACGTGATGCGTCCGCTCTCTCTCCCACTCGCCGATGCCGCGGTGCAGGACATCTTCTTGCACACGCTCGACTGCGAAGCGACTAGCCAAGGCGGAGCCGTACGCCTGCGCGTGATGCGGAGCCGCGACACGGCGGCCCGCGTGTTCCTCTGCGTCGACCGCACGGCAACCGGAGAGCGGATCGACTCCGTGCTCCTCGACAAGTCGCAGGCGACGTACCTCCGCGACGGCCTCGTGCGCGCCATCGGCTCGCTCAAATCGTGGCAGTCCGTCGTGTTGCGCGGCGTGCAGTTCTCGGCGCGCGAGGCGACACGCGTGGCGAAGGCGCTCGACGTGTTCGTCACGAAAGGTTGATATGGCCGGATTCTCCTCATACGATGACCTCATCACGCAGATCACGACAAACGGTCAGGCCAACGACGCGATCTCCTACAAGACCGGCAGCACGATGCAAGGCGCGGGCTTCTGGCACCGCACGTGGATCGCCGCCGGGTCCCCCGCCGCGGGGTCGGAGCCAGCGGGGACGCCCGGCGCCGCGTACTCGGCCGACACGCATGCGGTGACGTTTGGCAACGTGTCGACCAAGCAGCGATACGGCGTGTCCTTCGGCGCCGTCGCGACGCAAAGCTGCACGCTCATGCTGCACGATCGGCTCGTCGGTGTCGGCGGGCTCTCGTCGGCGTCGACGGGCTCGAAGACGGTCTCGAGCGCGGCGCTCACGCGCTACACGAGTGGCGCGCAGGTGCAAGCGTGGCTCGAGGTCACGACCGCGAGCACAACAACGCAGGCCGTCACGCACCTGCTCAGCTACACGGGCGACGTGAACGGCGCGGGGCAGGTCGGAGCCAACTTCACGTGGCCGGCCGCGGCGACCGTCAAGGACTGCGCGGTGGGTCCAATGCCTCTCGTCGCGGGCGACACCGGCGTAAAGGCGTGCAGCACCATCAACGTCGACACCGCGAACACGGCAGGCGTATTCAATTTCGTACAACTCCGGCCCCTTGTCTACCTACCAATCATCGCGAACCAGTGGAACGAGCGCGACCTGGTTCTCCAGCTCGCCGCACTCCCGCAGATTTTCGACACGGCGTGCCTGGGCCACTACTGCCTCGCGTCCGCGGTCACGGCGACAAATTTCCAATGGCAGATCCGCACCGCCTACGAGTGATCCGTGGCAGGTACGAATTTCGTCTGTTCGAGCCGGGGGAACTTCTCCGCTGACACGGGGGCGGGTTGGTACAAATCCTTTCGGAACTTCGCGGCAGGGGGCCAGCCTGACAACCTGACCGACACGTCCTGGCAACAGGCGCGGAACGTCAAATCCGCGGACCTGCTGACGCTCAAACCGAGCGCCTACAGGCTCACGACTGCCGTCGGCTCGTTCACGCTCACGGGCGAGCCGGCGAATCTGCTACGCGCATGGATCCTATCGACCGCGGTGGGGTCGTTCGCTCTCACGGGCGAGGCAGCGTCGTTCGTGCACGGCTACACGTTCACGGCCGGCGTGGGCTCGTTCGCGCTGACCGGAGAGGCCGTTGTTCTTCGCGTCGCTCGCATCATGGCGGCTAGCGCCGGGTCCTTCGCGCTCTCGGGCCAATCCTCCGGGCTGCTCGTCGGAAGTCGCCTTGACGCCGCCAAGGGCGCCTTCTCGCTCACGGGTGAATCCGCTGGGCTCTTGGCGGCGCATCGTCTGCCCGCATCGGCCGGTTCGTTCGCGTTGACGGGCTCGGTGGTTGCGCTTCGGGTGGCACGGACTCTCACCGCGGCCGCCGGGGCAGTGTCTCTCAGCGGGGTCGACGTCCGGTTGCTCGTCGCGCGCTCGCTGACGGCCGGCGTCGGCTCGTTCGCGTTGACCGGAGCGGCGGCAGGGCTACTCGCCGGGCGGCGCTTGGTGGCCGCAATGGGAGCCGTCGTCATGGTCGGCTCGCCCGTGGCGCTTCGGATGGGGCACGCTCTTGCTGCGGTGGTCGGCAGTTACGGTGCGACCGGCGGCGCGGTTGCGCTGCGCGCCTCCTACCTCCTTGGAGCCGCGGCCGCCGACTTCGTTCTGAGCGGCCCCGATGCGGACCTGAGGATGTCGCTGCGGCTCATTGCGGGGTTCGGAGCGTTCGTGCTGATGGGCGAACCCGTGGACCTCCGACGGTCGGGGCAGAACATCCTCGTTGCCGACGCGGGAGCGTTCGTGTTGCGCGGGACCGACCCCGTGTTGCTTCACGGCTACGTGGTGTTGGCCGAACCAGGCCAGTTCGAGTTCACCGGCGCCGCACTCGGCGGAGGCGTCGATCGTCTCGTGATGCGAACGAGCGCGCTGGCCGCCGTGGTAGTCGCCGCCACCGTTCGCGCAGATGACGTGGCACTTGTGAACGCGCCGCTCGGTGACGCGTTTTTGCAAACGGAGGTCTCGTGAGCATCGATTACGTGTATACGGGCGCGGCGGGCTCGGAGTCGCTCCACATCGACATCGTGGCGACGCCCGCGCTGCCGGATCTGACGGCAGTCACGGCAGCGACGCTACTAGCGATCGATCCGCATGGCGCGTCGACAACGTGGTCAATCTCGCTCGTCAGCCAGACGGCGACGACGCTCCGGCTGACGCACGTCTTCGATGTGACGGACGTTCCGATCGTGGGCACCTACAAGTTGCAGGTGTCGCTCAGCACGGCCGGCGGGGCGCTACGGTGCGCGCCGCTGGAGCTCAAGGTGCGGGCGTACGGGTAGTTCGTGGCGTTGCGGCGAGCGCCGCGAAGAAGTCCGCGCCGGCCCATCGCTTGGCCTGATGGCGTCGAACCCAAGCCCAGAAGGCGACGACGCAGGCGTGGCAGGCGAGCACGCGCGGCGTGTACTGGCAGCCGGTCGCGGGATGCGCCGCAGGGTCGCCGCAGAAGAAACAGGTCACGGCGCGCCCTCGCCCTCATCGTAGGAGAAGCCGATCGTCGCCGTGACCCACCGCAGCGGCGCGACGAAGGTGATCGTGGTCGTCGTTGGCACGTTCCCGTCTTCGTCCACCGGGCCCGTGATCTCGGTTGGACCGATCCGCATCGAGGATCGGGCCGCCCATGCGCAGTCGGGGATCGATTCGGGCACGTTGCACCCGAGGGCGCGCAGCTCGCCGGCGTAGATTCGGTCCTCGGCGTCCTCCACGTCGGCGGTGGGTTGTGGTGCCGGCTTCATTCCGCCGCCGCAGCCTCGACTTCGCGCTTCCCGACATCGCCCACGAGCGCGAGTGCTTCGTCGACCGTGAGCATGCGCGGCTCGTTCACGCTGATCTTGCCACCGTGTTCGTACCCCAGCTTGGCCGCGTAGTAGCTCGGCCAGACGGGCAGCCCTTCGAGCGCGCGCCACACGATGTACAGGTCTTCGAGGAAGACGTCGGTGGCCTTCCGCTCGGCCTTGCGCTGGGCCTTTGAGGGCTTCGCGCGATCGCCACCCGCGGAGAGCTCGCGGTGCTTCACATCCCGGATGATCTCGAGGTACTTCGATGACGACGCGGGCCGCGGCTTCATCGGCTTACCCTTCTTGCTAACCTCGCCGCGCTCGGCGGCGCACTTCTGGAGCGTCGCGGTCCAAATATACAGAAGCGTGCGCATCTGCGCACAATACCCCAGCTTCTCACCACGACGGGGCCGGTCGGCACGCCCGTCATGCACGGCCATCCCGCAGAACTGGCGGAGCGATGACGGCGTGCGCGACTTCGTGATGTCGATCGTGCCGAGCATCGGCCCCGCGATCTTGGGGCCCATGCAGTAAATCTTGGACAGGAACACGTCCCAGATCGGCAACCCCTTGAGCTGGACTGTCATCGCCTTCTCGAGCTCATCGAGGCGCCCGTCCAGCGCATCTGCGAGCGCGCCGTACTGCGCGATCTCGGGCGGCTGGAGCCGGCATGGGACGACGATCTTCTCCTCCTTGCCCGTCTCCTCGTTCATCTTCTTGAAGGTCCGGTCCGTGCTCGTGTTGAGTAGCGCGATCTTCTTGCGGGTGTAGGCCTTGTGGTCCGACGCGAGGCGCCGAAGCGCCTCGTACCGGTTCTCCGACGCGACGGGCGTCGGCTTCTTCTTCAACTTCTTCTCGATCTTCTTCAGGTCGTTCATGGTGTCCTCTCGCTCCTCTTTCATCTCATTCGATCAGGGGGTACCGCTCGCTCTGGACCTCACCTTCGCTCGCGTCGGGCAGCTCGCTCCCACCTATTCGCCTTCGCTCGTCAGGTACCGCTCGCTCGCGAATCCTCGCATCGGCTCGCCGTCTTTCGCTTCGCTCGTGTACGTCCGCATTAGCTCCGTCGCATTCGCTCGCTCCGCTCGTCGCGATCCATCTTGGCGCGCGCTCCTGGTGCGTCGCATTCGCTCAGACGAGATCGCTCGCTCGTGTGGCGTCGCATTCGCTCGCTTCGCTTCGCTCGCTCTTCGGGGATCGCATTCGCTCAGCCTTCCACTCGCGCTCGTCGGCCGCCGCATTCGCTCCGAAGAATTCGCTCGCTCCTCGCCTTTCTCATTCGATCCCGCATGATCGCTCGCTCGTCATGTCCCGCATTCGCTCTTCTGTTGTCGCCCGCTTGAGTACCTGCGTATTCACTCGCGCCTTCGCGCTCGCTCGTCTTGCTTCGCATTCGCTCCAACGTCCTCGCCCGCTCGCTATTCTGCCGCTTCATCATGCTCGTCGCCGAGATCCCGTAGGCGCTTCTCGAGCATCTTGCATCGCGCGCAGTCCTTCACGCCGATCACGTTCATCCGCTGCGTGAGCTTGTGGACCCGTGCGATGCGCCGAACGGCGGCGCAGGATAACGGGTTGCCCGCGTTCTCGACCGTCGCCTTCTGAACGAACTGGTCGAGTTTGCGCATGTCGTGATCGCTGCCGAGCTTCCGGTCGGCCCACACGGCGGCCTCGTGATGCCACGTCGTGCGGGACCACTCTCCGATGCGTTGTGCCGCTCGTGCGCGCGCCTGGAACCAGGCGAGCGTCCGGCCCTTGCCCAGGGTGGCCACGAGCCACGACGACGCGCTCTTGCCTTCGGCCTGCGCGCGGTAGTCGTCATCCCACCGGCCGGCGATTGTCACGACCTCGGCGGATGCCGCCAGGGGGCCGGTGGCCTCGTTCTTCAGCATGTTGCGCAGCCGCAGGGCCACGTCGCCGAGCTTCTCGTTTCGCATCATGTCGCCAGCACTCCAATCCGCTCCAACCGCTCGCGCAGTTCGGCAAGCTGCTCCTCGGCCCGCATCTTCGCCGCGCGCTCCTGGTCGCGCTCCCGTCGCGCTTCGTCCAGCGCATTCACGAGGACCTGCCGGGCTGGGCCCCCGCGGTCGGGCCCAGCGGCGCTTGACTTTTGCTCGAGCGCGGCCACCCGCTCCGCCAGCGCGGCAAGCTCCTCGCGGAGCCCGGACGCCGATCCGGGGAAGGGGCCCATGTTCGGCCAGTACATCCGTCCACCCTTCGGGTGTGGGCCCTCGTGCTCGTCTACGTGATGCTCCGCCTTGTCGCAGAAGACGGTGGGCGCGAAGTTCGGACAGGCGAACGGACAGGTCACCCGTCGCTCCCCGGCTCGCGGCCCTCCGGCGCGGCCGCGGGCGCCGCCTTCGCTTCCCTCTTGTTCTTGAGCTTCTCCTGGACCTTGGCCTTGGCCGCCTCGACCTTGGCATTGGGCTTCGGCCCGTCGGCATTCATCCGGTCGCCGAGTACTTCGGTCCACGACGTGTCGTGGTCCTTGAGCGCGACGTAGACCGCTTTCAGCTCAAGTACCTCGGCCGCCGTCGATGCGTCCAGAGGGTGTCCCAAATACTCCTCGAGCATGCTCGGCTTCACCCCGATCGCCGCGAACGCGTCGCACATCGCCTTCTTGGCGGCCTCGGGGTCCTTGGCGTCCTCGTTGGCACGCGTCGCATAGATACGCGCCCTCGCCTCGTCCAAGATGTCGCCCGGTACGAGCTTCAAGATGACTTCGCGCTCGGCCTTGCTCTTCTCGGCGTTCGACTTGACGAGCACCTCTGCCTCGGTCGCGGGGTAGAGGTACACGGTGTCGCCGAAGCTGTTCTGCCGCACGCGGAGGGGGGGGGATCCGTCGCGTAGCTGGCGCTTCTCCACAACCTTTTCGATCATGATGTCAACGGATTTCGCGAAGTTGCTCTCGAGGTCCACCGCGGTAACGCGCAGGATTCGGCGCTGGTCATCGTCCGACACGATAGCGCTCGACACGCGAATGTTCTTCCATGCGCGCGCCGCCTCCTCGGCGAACCGAACGCTCAAGCCCTCGGCGTAGGCTTGCTCCCACTTTCCGGTTTCCTCGTTCTTCTTCTTTCCGACCGGCTTGCGGTAGATGGCGACCGCCGCGAGGCCTGGCCGCTCGCAAGCATTTAGCAACTTGATCCGAGCATCGGCCTCGCTTCGAGGCTGGCGCATCGCGACGATGTACATCGCATTCACCTCGGCCTGCGCCTGCGCCACCATCGCGCTCGTGGCCACCTCGGCGCTCTTGACCATCTGGTCCGCGCCGAATTCCTGGCGCACCGTCGTCCCGCGCTCACCGCCCGCCATGCCGTTGTCGGTCATCGATTCTTCCTCCTGTTCGTCGCCTCGGACCACCTGCTCCTGTCGAGCAGAAACTTTCGCGTCGTGGGCGGCTTCGTGTGCGCCGCGATGAGCTCGTCCGACGCGCCAAGCGCGCGCGCGATCGCCTCCCACGAGGTGCGGCCCTCGGCGTCGAGCTTCCACGTGAAACACGCCTCGACGCCATCGGCTGGCCCAATCAGCTCCTTCGCCGCCGCCTCGCACCGATCGCGGCGAAGCTTCAGCGCGGCCTGCTCGTCGTGGATGTCGGCGAGCTCGTGCGCGAGAGCGCGCGCTTCAGGCGTCTTCGGGAGCAGCGCTCCGTCGTTCCTCGGGTACCGGAGCGCCGCGAGCCGCTGCGCGGAATCGGGGCTGCACGGCGGCGGGATGCGCGTCAGCACGTGCTCGTCCCAGAAGTCCTCGGCGAGCTCGAACATCGCCTCGCCGAGGTCACGATCGCGAACGACGGGGAACACCCGAAACTCGGTGCCGCCGAGCAGCGCCGCGATGTGGGCCAAATCTTCGGCGTCATCGACGGCGAGCTGCCACTGCACTTGCAGCACGACGTGCGCAGGCGCGCCGCCGCGCCAGTCGGCGAGCTGGTGAGGGCCCACGTTCTTGACCTCGACGATGGGCGCGGGGCCGACCTTCGCGCGCCGGTCGAGCGTTGCCAGCGCGATCGGGTGCTTCGGGTGCCGGAGCGTGCCGCGGACGCGGGCGAGCTTCGCGCCCATCGCGCGCTCGTACATCTTCGCGATCGGGTCCTCGAGATCGTGGCCGCTCTGCATCGCGGGCGTCGTCTCGATGTCGACGAGCCCGACCTTCGAGAGCCAGACGTCGAGCGGCTCGCGCCACGGGTCCACCTCGGCGAGCGCGGCCACGTCCGATGATCCAATGCCGGTCCGGCGCTTCGCGAGCTGCGCGGGCGTCAGGTTCATCGCTGGCCCCCCAGCGCCCACAGGACGGCGAACAGCCCACCTGGCACGGCGACGAGCCCGAGGACCATCGCAAGCAGGAACCGGTTCTCACGCCGCACCACGGGGCACCGGTGCTCCTCGTCGTCGGGGCACGGCGCCCGACAGAGCGAGCAGACTAGCGGCGGCCCGAACGGCATGGGTGAAGGCTTCGGTCGAAGCGCCTGCCGCTCCTCGGGCGAGGCGTTCTCCCAGCGGATGCGCTGCTGAAGGGCCACGTCGGGGTTGGGGTCGAAAGTCAAGACGGCTTGCCCCCGCCCTCGGCAACCATGCCGCCGTGGAGCTGACACCGCGGATCGCCGCAAGGCTTGGTGATGTGCTCCTTGAACTGCCGACGCGCGAGCCGGTGCTCGCCCTGCGCGTGCGACGTCTCGAGCGCGACGAGCGCTTGCGACGCGGACTCGATCGCCTCAGCGACACCCGCTGCAATCGGTAGGTCGTTCGCGATCCTGCCGAGCATGCGCGTTGTCTCCTCGGCAAGCGCGTGGCGCACCTTTGCGATGTCGGTCGCCTCGTCGGCGAGCATGTCGTGCTCTGCTTCGACCCTCACGACCGCGCCTCCCGCCAAACGTCGAAGAGGTCCTCGCCGAGGGCTCCAGCCTGCTCTTCGTCGAGGCCGAACGCCGCCCGTCTGGCCACGATCATCCGGCGCACCTCGTCCTTCCCGTCGGGCGTGCGCACGCCGCACTTCGCGAGCATCTCGTGGCCCGTGAGCACGGCGCACACGTCGGTAGCGATCTGTCGAGCGGGAAGCGGCGCGCGGAGCCACGCGAGAGCGCGGATGGTGAGCAGCAGCGTCACGCGCCCGAGCACACCGGGCGCGAAGAAGGTGAAAGCCTGGCCGATGTCGGCGAGGCGGAGATCGTGGTGGGGAGCGTTCACGAAGCAATCCTTTCCGGTCGAGCGGCGTCGACGAACGTTTGCGCGAGGTACATGCCGGGCGGCGCGACGCCGGCGGCGAGCTGCTCCGCTGTCTTCGGGCAACGGCTGTCGCCGTCCTCTCGAACGAAGCCGACGCGATGGCCGTGCCTCGACCAGGGCGCGCCGCAGACGCAGACGCGTTCCCCGCCCGCAAGCCGGCCCTCGGCGTCTGCGATGCCCGCCTCCACGACGGCGCAGCGGTAGCGGTGCATCGCCTCAAGCGCGGGGTCCTCGGCCCGGTCGCGCGGGTACATGACCGCGGAGTCCTCGCCGCCGCGCTCCCAGCGCCACGCGGGGACGTACTCGGCGGGGACCTGCGCGGCGTACGTGCCGAGAGCAGCGGCCGCGACGGCGCCCAGGGCAAGCACGTCCACGAGTCGCGCGTTCGCCCGCGCAAGCTGCGACGCCTTGCCGTCGAGACCCGCGAGCTCCTCACGGTGGCGGCCGATGCGCTTGCGCGCTGCCTCGGCATCGAACCGACGCGAGGCGTGAAGCGAGTTCATCGCGTATTCGAACTCGGCCATCCGCCGCGGGACGTTCTCCCCGGAGTCGAGGGCGACGAGAGCGGCGCGCTGGGCGTGGCGCGCGTCGTCCCATGCCCAGTTTCGGCTCGTGCTCCCATCGGCGGCGGTGCCGAGGACCTCGAGCTCTGCGTCGAGCTCGACGAAGCGGGCGCGGTGGCTCACGCCGCCCTCGCAGCGTTGCGCTCGGCGAGCACGTCGGCGGGCGACCGGTCGATGACGTTCGGGTACCGCTCGACGGGTCCCGTCGCTTCGGCGATCGCGAGGTGCCGGGGGAACTGCACGACGTCAACGTCGCCGACCGCCCACGCGAGCAGGACGCAGGTACGGCGGTCCTCGTGGCGATCGGTGAGCGCGCGGAGCTCGGGGTTGCGGATGGCCCATGCGCGGATGAGGCGGGGCTTGATGTCCGGGTGCATGGGAGAGAACTTAACTTAACTCAACAATGGGCGCAAGAAAAAAGTGACGCCCACGCCTGAACGGCGGACGATCTTCGGACGATGACGGCGGCGGATGCGGAATCGGAGGCGACGGGGGTCTACCGGGAAGTTGGGTTAGACCCAGACGTCCCGGCCTCGCCCTTCCGCATCGTCCGACTTCTACTCGGGCCGCAGGCAGTCGACATCGTTGCGAACATGGTCGGCCCGCCCGCTCAGATGTACCGGATCAACGGGCAGCCACGCTTCGCCATCAAGAGGAGCGCGCCCCTCGAATACCAGAAGTTCTGGCTCGGGCACGAGCTCGGGCATTACGTCTTCGAGCGCGCGGGTTACGTCGGCGAGGACATCGAGAGCGTCTGCGATGCCTTCGGGGCTGCAGTGATGGCGCCTCGGCCCGCCGTGCTGCGTCTGCACCAGGAGTTCGGGCTGGACTTCCGCAAGATCGCGGATGCCGTGCGGGCGACGCAGACGTGGGCCGCGCTCCGTATCGGCGAGGTGCTGCGGCGCCCGCTCGCCGCCGTCTCGCCTGGCGCCGTTCGCGTCCGCGGCCCCGAGGCTTGGATCTGGCCCGACGAGAGCACGCTACGACGATGGGCGAGCGGTCGGTCGCGACCGGGGCTCGCCAAGGTGCGCCTCACCGATCAGCCCCGCCGCGTGGCGCTTCTCGGCGACGAGGACGCGAGCGAAACGGGCTAACGCGCTTCGGGCGCTGGTGCGGGTGCGGAGACTCCCGGCCCGGCGGGGACCGCGCGCGGCGGCCACGGAACGCAGAGCGATGCGTTCGGGTGCACGAGGAACGCGGCGTCGCAGTAGACGATGTGGTCGTTGCCCCACGCGTCGCGCAGCACGAACCAGCTCCGGGTCGCGTCCGCGTTATGGACCTGGTTGATGGCGAGCATGTCGCGCTCCGGTTGGATGGCCGGCTGGACGACGGCGTGATCGGCGCACCCCATCAGAAGCGCCGCGCCCACGAGTAGCACCTTCACTTGAGACTCCGTTTCTTGCCAGGCTGACCGCCATCATCTTCGAGGTCGCGGGCGGTAACGCCGCGCTCGATGACTTTGGTGCCCCGGCGACGACGGCGTTCGATGCGGTCGAGGTCGCCCATGATCTGCTCGTCCGTCTTCTGGCGACGACCGCCGAGCGCGGCGTTCGACAACAACTCGGCGATGGTGTCGCTGCTCCAGCGCTCGGGCTGATTTCGAACGAGCCGCTCCAGCTCGGGCCACGGCGTAGCGTCCAGGGCTCGGCGGATCATCAGCTCCCCCTGCCGTTCCGGCGATTCCTCGAAGCGACGCTCGAACTCGGACATCGGGATCTCGAGCACCTTCTCGGCGAAGCCCGTCACCGTCTTCGGCCCGATGCCGTGTCTCGTGGTGAGCATCTTCGAGACCTGGGCCGGGGTCACCCCGATCTGGGCGGCGAGCATCGTCTGGTTGTGGCCCTCCTCCGCGAGCCACTCCTCGATGAGCCGAAGCGCGAATCGGCGCCGATCGTCGGGAGTTGCGGGGCGTCCCGTTGCCACGCCCGGCACCCTACCAGCGCGTTCAGCGGGGCTAACCAGCGGCCGGGACGATTTTCCTTGCACGCCGATTCCTATTGATTTAACTTTAGTTCAATGCTCGAACCTGGTCCTGCCGCCGTAGCGCTCGCCGCCTTCATCGGGGCGGCCGGCATCACGCAGCGCGAAGCCGCCGAGGCGCTCGGCGTGAGCGGCGCCGCCGTCACCCAATACATCAAGGGGCGAAGCCGGCCTGGGCTTCCGGTCCGCATGCGAATCGCGAAGTGGACGCGGAACAAGATTCCGGTCGCGCTTTGGGGGGATGACGTCGAGCGCGACCTGGGGGCTGTCGTTCCGTGGACGAGGCAAGCGCGCCCTCGCACGAAGGGTGCAGCGTGACCCTCGCCGACCGCATCGTCATCATCACCGGCGGCCACTACGGCGGCCCGCGCGAGCGGCACTCCGTCACCGTCGTCGGCTCCGCCGTCTCCGGGATCGGCGGCTGGGGCACGCGCTCGGAAGCCGAGGCGACGCGGCGGGCGCTGATCGCCGCGCTCGAGGCACCAAGCCTCACCGTCGAAGACGAGCTCGACGACAGCGCCCTTCTGCGCGCCGTTGGCAACGCGCTCGGTGATGCGGCCGAGCTGGTGCGGGATGCGTCGATCGATCTCGACCGGCCGCAGTTGCTCCTCGCTCTCGCGCTGCTTCGGCAGGTCGCGAGCCTCCGGGGGCTGCGGACCGGTGACGTCGTTCGCAGCGATGCCCGGGAGCTCGACGTAGCGGACGCGGGCGCGGAGTAGGGCTCGGCGGGCCCGCTCGACGAGAGCGGCGAGGTTTTCGACCGGAGGTGAATCGTGGGCTTGCGTGTTGTCCGGGAAGACGAGAGCGAAGCGGTCAGGCCGAAGCGGTTGAGCGGTAGCGGTGCGCATGCCCTATTCGTGACCACGGGCGGGGCGAACGCTCAGCCCAACGCGAGGGCTGAAAGGGCGGGCAGGGTGCGGAACCCGAAGCGCGGTGCCGCGCGCACCGTTCGAGCTGCACTGCTACTCGAGTCCTTCGCCGCTGCGGCCGTCTCGAACGCTGACGTCGGGGCCGCTCTCGCGTGCGATCGCGACGCTGCGCGCGACGCCGTGCGGGGCGACGCCCCTTTCGACCTCGGGGACCTCCTGCTCGTCGTGGCGTTCGTCCCCGCGGCTCGAGGACCGCTGCTCGCCAGGCTGCTTCCGCTTCTTCGTGAGCTCGTCGGCGAGGACGTCATGCGCATGGCGCTTGAGGGCTGCCGATGAACGTCTACCTGAGCACGGCGTCCGCGGAGCTCTCGCTCGCCACGGGCTACATGGATCGCCTCGAAGCCGCAGGGCATCACGTGCACCGCTGGGACCGCGACGTCGCCGCCGCCCGCGCCGCAGGGATGACGGACGCGGACTTGCCCGTCGACGTGCGCGACGCGTGCGCGTTGGGCGACACCGAGGCCATCGACGAGGCCGACATCTTTTGGCTGCTCGTGCCGTCGATGCCGTCCGTCGGCGCGTGGATCGAGTTCGGCTTCGCGCTCGGCCGTTACGACGGCCCGCGGCTCGTCGTCAGCGGCGATGGCGGCCGGAGCATCTTCTTCTCGCCGTCCGTCTTCGAGCTGGTGACGTTCGACGACCACGAGGCGGCCCTTCGCTGGATTCTCGACCAGCGGGAGCCGGGGAGCTCCGAGCGATGACGTTCTTCGCCCTCATCCCGCCCGGCGTCCTCGGCATCCCTCCCGGCTTTCAGGAAGTCCGCCCCGGCTTCTGCGGCTGCCACGGCGCCCCGATGACCGCGCTCGAGTACCTGGTCGGAGAGCCGGAAGACCTCCGCGTCGTGCGGCTCGTCTGCGGCCAGGTCGGTCGCGACGACGTGGTGCTCGCGCACGTCTACGCCGTGAGGGAGGCGCTGCCGGAGCTCGCCGAGGTCGCGGGGCTCGTCGCGCGCGTCGTCGCGGTGCTGGGGACGCTGTTTCGGATGGTGGAAGTGGATGGAGAGGAGATCGTGTGCTCGTAGAACATCCTGATTTTGGTCCGCTGCGAAAACACCAGGCGCGCGCGGTGGACATTGCCCGAGGCATCTCGCTCGGGCACTTCACCAAGCGCATCATCGCAGCATTCGTCACGCCAGGCGGCGGGAAGACGCTCATGGCCGCCCTGTTCGCAACGGTGTTGCTCAAGCTCGGCATCATCGACCAAGTGCTGTTCGTCGTCCCGCGCGACACGCTGCGCGAGCAGGGGCGCGAGGACTTTACGAACGGTGAGCGAGGTCTCACGTACTTCCTGACGGAGCACGGTCTTCGCTCCAAGCAGAGCCCCAAGCAGCTCCGGTTTCACAACGTCTTCGCCGGCTACATCGTGACGTATCAGGAGCTCGCCCCACACAAGAGCGCGTTCCTCAAGTGGATGAAGGGCAAACGCGTGCTCGTGATCGTGGACGAGTGCCATCACGTTACCACGAATCCGTCCATCGATAGCGGAGACGACGCTTCATGGCACCGCGCGCTGGCACCCATCATCAGCGCGGCAAAGATCGCCCTTCTCATGAGCGGGACCATGGAGCGCGACAACGCGTCGGAGCGGATCTCATTCGTGGGCTACGACGGCGGTCTACCCGTGTGCGACATCGAGTACACGAGAGCGGACGCGATTCGTGATGGCGCGATCATCGAAGCCGAATTCAAGTGCACTGACGCGCTCGTTCATCTCGAACGCGACGGCATGGTTACGGACCATGTGCTGAGCACCGCACGCGGTCGCATGGCGTCGACCGTCCTGAGCAAGACACTCGACCACGAGACGGCGTATCCGCAGGATGTCGTTGCGGCCGCCATCGACGACTTCCTGGACTACCGCGAGAACCACAACAGCAAGGCTAAGCTCATCGTGATTGCGAAGGGCCAGAAGGCGGCTCAGGCGATTCACCTGGATCTCGTCCGACAGAGGCCGCACCTGGGCGTCGAGTTGGCCATTACGCTCGAGGGGACAAAGGCGAAGAAGGCAGTGAGCCGCTTCCGCCACCAGCCAGACAGCCGCGTACTGGTGACCGTTCAGATGGCGTACGAGGGACTCGACGTGAAGTCCTGCACGCACATCGTGTGCCTCACCGTCTTTCGATCGAAGCCGTGGCTCGAGCAGGCGTTCGCGAGGGCGACGCGGTTCGACCCGAACTGCGGCCTGAAGGTGGACGAGCAGCGGGCAACTATCCTCGTGCCTGACGACGACAAGATGCGTCGAGTGATCTCGGCGATCCAGGAAGAGCAGCGTCAGGCGCTGGCCGACCGCGGTATCGGCCACGGTGTCCCGCCCCGCAGGGGCAAGTCGTCATTCGCGTCGCTCGGCGCTGAGGCGACCGACGTTCGACTCACGGGCGAGCGCCACTACTCCAAGGATGAGAGCGCAATCATCGCCCGCGTCGAGCGCGAGTATCCGTTCACGAAGAAGCACAGCATTGAGCACAAGATCCAGCTCGCGATCGGGTTCGGGTGGTGGGGAAACCACGAGGCAGCGGAGTAATCGATGGCTGCGCGGACCCCAAAGCGCGAGCCTGAGCTTGTCGACGTGCCGAGTTTCGGCAAGGTAGCGGCCGAGGTCGGAACCGTCGAGTGGGCCGAGCGCCTCCGCCTCGACATGGGCGGGATGGTCAAGGACCTTTCCTTTTGGGCCAAGCAGTTCAAGGGCTGCGTCGACCTTGCCATCCAGAACCGCGCGTGGACGATGCTGAAGGATCCAGTCGGGCAGCCGTATCGCGCGTGGGAAGCGTTCTGCGCCGAGCGGCAGCCGTGGGGCCTCGGACGTCCGTGGCCCGAAATCAAGCCGGCGATGGAGGCGGCGCTCATCGAAGCGGGGCAGGATGCTGGGCGCACACTCCAGCTCGTGACCGTGGCGCCGGCGCAGAACCCTGCCGACAAGCCGCGGGTGGAGCACGGGCATTTCTCGCAAACCGCACCCGGTGCGGTAGCGTCGCAAACCGCACCCGGTGCGGTAGCGTCAAAGCGTCAGGCTGAGGCCGTGCGCGCTATCGCTGAGCGCGCCCCCGAGCCCGCCCGCGAGCTCTACAAGGCCGGCCTGCTCGGCCAGAAGGAGGCCGCGAAGCTCGGGCCGAAGAACCCCACGCCTGAGCAAGCAGCGAAGGTGACGGAGGTCGCGCTCGCCGCTGCTGACGTCGCAAAGGCGGAGCCCAAGCCAAAGACGGAGCCGGAGCGGAAGAGGCTCCAGCGGAAGATCAACGCCGTCGTGCGCGAGGCGCTCGGCGTCGAGGACAACCAGGTGGCGAAACTTCTCCGCACCATCGCGCGCCTGCCCGACGACGACCGCGGGCGCCTCTTCGACTGCCTGCGCGCCGCCCACCCGGAGGCCTTCTCATGACAAAGTCAAGCGAAGGTGGGCCCCCGCGTTCGGGCCCATCCGCGGTTGCATACCCGCCCCGCATCACCGCCACCCCTGGCCGCTGCTCCGGCAAGCCTCGGGTGAAGGGGACGCGCGTCACCACCGACGCGCTCGGCGCGCTCTTCATGGATGGCTTCTCGATTGAGAAGATCGTCGAGCTGTACCCGTTCCTGACGCGCGCTGACGTCAACGACGCGCTTCGTTTCGAGCTGCCACGCATCGGGCGGCGGATCTGGGCGCGCATCAGGAGGCAATTCAAGTGAGCATCGAACTCGCCATCTTCGCCGTGTGCTGCGCCGTTGGCCTCGTGTTCGCCGACCTGCTCGGCAAGAGGAACCGCTGATGCCGATTCGAGCCGACAACCGAGGCCGCTACCCGAAGGCGTGGAAGGCCATCCGCGCCCGCATCCTCGCGCGCGCCGAGAACAAGTGCGAGTGGTGCGGCGTCGAGAACCGTGCATGGGGATACCGCGACTGGGATGGCGACTTCCACCCGTGCGACAAGGACGCTGTGCCGCGCGACTACGGGCGTCCTTATCCGCCGCGCGTGTTTCAGATCGTGCTGACGATCGCGCACGTGCACGACAAGAGCCCGGAGAATTGCGCGGACGACAACCTCGCGGCACTTTGTCAAAAATGCCACCTGCGACATGACCATGCCGACCACGTGAAGAGCGCGGCCGAGACGCGACGGCGGAAGGCCGACGAGGCGAGCGGGCAGACGACGCTTCCGGAGGTAGTGTGATGGCCAATCGATTCTACGTGCGCGAGGTCCTCGACGACGAGCCGCGCTTTGCCACACGCGAAGAAGCCGAGCGCTTCGCCGAGGACGTCGCGACGCAGATGGATCTGACCGGTGCGCTCGACGCAACGGTCCGCGTGGGCGAGGTGGTGCCGAGGCGCGAGCGCGAGGCGCGGGATGCGCTGGTCGTGGCGGCGCTGGCGTGGATCGACGCGATGTCACATGGCGGGACGGTAACGGAAGTGATGGCCTATTGTCGGAGTCTGGCGACGCTGAACAAGGCCACTCATGCCTATCGCAAGGCGGTGTCGACGTGACGCCCGCCGAGATGCGGGAGCGGATCCAGGGCTGTATCCACGGGGTGGGGCTGGAACGGTGCGCCGTCGAGGCCGTCGACGCGCTCGACGCCGCCGAAGCCCGCATCACGGCGCTGGAGGCGGGGCTGCGGGAGGCGGTCGACTTCTTCGACTGGGCTCTGGACAACATGGACGAGACCGACCTTGCGGAGGTCGACGTCGAACCCGACGAGCCACTTCGCGAGGTTCCGGTGCGCCTCAGCGCCCTGCTCGCCGCCTCCCCCGCGGACACCGCGGCGGCCCCTGATGATGACGGGTTTCACGATCTGGAATGGGTTAATGGTGTGGGCTTCGTCCCGACGCTCGCCGCCACCCCCTCGGACGCGGCACCGTACTCCGCGCCGTTCATTCCCACGTACGAGGAAGCGCACAACGATCTAGAGCTGAGCCGCTGCGCCAAAGCTGGCGCGACGGAGCGCGCGACGATCAACGCGCTTGCGGAAGCACTCCGAGAGGCGCGCGTGTCGTTCGCACGGTACATGGCGACGGACGTTCGGCCGATGGTCGTCATCCCCGCGGACCCCGCGGCCGAGCTTGCGGGGCTGCGGGCGTGCTTCGAGGCGCACGCGCCATTCTGCGACGCCCGCAACCCCGTTTGCGACAACAGGGCAACGAAGAAGCCGTCCATCCCAGGTGCCGTAGCGCACCGCTGGTGCGACGCTCACGCGCCCCCCGACGCGACGCCGCTCCCGTGGGCCGGAGTCGTGCGAGGTGCGAAGTGATCCCCTCCGAAGGCGAAGCGAAACGCATCGCGGAAGCGGTGGCGATTGCGATCCTGTCCGCGGTCGGCGCAGGCCTCGCGTCGTGGGGCGTGGAGGCGTTGAAGGAACGGTCGCGGGCGTCCGCCGCTGCGCGCGCCGAGTCCGAGCGTGTGAGGAAGAACTTGCGAGGTGCGAAGTGAACGTCTTTCACCCGCTCGCCGTCTTCTACTCCGCCGATGGCGCCGAGTGGCTCGTGCGCGACTACGCCGGCCAGCGCGGGCGGTTCTGCGTCGTCGGGCCCTACACGGTCGACACGATGGGATCGTTTCGGACGCTGGCCCAAGCGCGCTCGTTCATCGAGGAGAGGGCGGGGACTGGAACGTGGGAGGTAGGCAAGTGACCGATCTCGAACAGCTCCGCGCGCTCCTCGCGGCGGCGACGCCGAGGCCGTGGAACTGGCGCACGGTGGTCTCATCGTCGCTTGACACCACGCCGGAGAAACGACAGCGAACCGACGCGAACCTGATTCTCATCGTCGCCACGATCAACGCATTGCCCGCGCTCCTAGACGAGCTCGAACGCCTGCGGGGCGAGGTCGAGCGGCTGCGCCGCGACAACGATTCTATTCGAGGTGTATTGCGAGGTGCGAAGTGAGCAAGAAACAGGATCCGAAAAAGCTTGCCGCAGCAGTGGCGAGGTTGCGTGCACTCGGCCCCTGGTCAGGTGGACCAGTCGCGCCCCAATCCGATCCACGCGAAGCCGCCCTCGCCGCGATCTCGGCCCTCTGTCGCGGCGAGTCGCCCGACCCGCTGCCGGACCACCCGGCGGTGCGGGCGGTGGCGGATCTGCGCGCGCTCGTCGCCACGCAGGTCAAGGACGTGCTGCAAAGCGGTGTGCAGCGCGCGCGAGCGGAACGGGCCGAGCGGGAGCGCGACGCCGCCCGCGCCGAGGCGCACGATCGGGGACAGAAACTCGACCACTTCCGGGCCGAGTACGACGCCGCCCGCGCCAAGGTGACGGGACTGGAACGCGAGATTACCGACCTACGTACCGAAATTGCATCGATCTGCGACTGGGGCCACGACCCCCGCGCCCGCGTGGCGGATGTCGAGGAGGAGAACCGTGTCTTGCGGGAGGACGGACATCGGCTGCGGCGCATCGAAGCCTCACGCGGCGAGGTGATTGCGGGACTCGAGACCCGCGTCGAGGAACTGGTGCGGGAGGTGGCGGCAGAACGTGCGATGTCGCGCATGACGGATGCGGAGGAAGCCAGGTTCGGACACCAGATCGAGACCGATCGGGATCTGCTTCGTGCAGAGCTGGCCAAGACCCATACGAAGCTCACCGCCGAGCGCGCCGCGCACGAGGCCCTAAGGGCCCGCGTGGCGGAGATCGAGGCGCAGCTTGCCGAATGCGTCCGCAGTTGGGGCGTGACCGATGCCGCGCTCGACGCCACCCGCGTGCAGCGAGACACCGCCACAGCCGCGCATGAGGCCCTGAGGGAGCGCGTGCGGGCGATCCGGTGCAACGCGTGCGAAGGGCACAAGTCGTTCGGCCTTAGTATTAGTGCGGAGGGCGGTTTAGTCAGAAACGGGCTGTATCCGTGCACCGACTGCGCCGGCACCGGCGTCCACCCCGAAGCGCGAAAGGCCTTGGGAGACGCGGAGGAAGCCGCGCACGAGGCCCTGAGGGGCGGGCTACGCGCCTATCAGGACATTCGCAACGAGCGCGCCGCACAGGACGCGCAGTGGGGCGGCCCCTCGCACGACGACGAGCACGATGCTGGCGATTGGCTCTTCTACGTCGGGAAGCAGCTGGACAAGGCGCGCAGCGCCGCTGTCCGTTGCGAATCTGACAAGAGCCGTGAGGCACTTGTAAAGATTGCCGCGCTCGCGGTCGCTGCCATCGAGTCGCAGGACCGACAGACGAGCGCAGCGGCAGCCAGCAAGCCGAACACCGTCGGCTGGGGGGGCAAATGAGCATCCGCTGCGCCCACGACCAGGACTGGCTCACCTGCTCGACCTGCCTGGCCGACTGCGGGGCCTCGCCGTGCACGACGTGCGTCGTCCAGCGCCGGAAGGCGGAGGCGTACCGGCGCTCCCGCGAGGCGATGTGGTCGCTGTCGTGCCCGCTCAAGTCGTACGCGGGTCCGCACCGGCTCGGCATCACGGGGGAGTGCACCTGCGGGGCGCGGCCGCCGCGGTCGCCGAACGACACGGGCCAGTTCCCGGCGGTGTCGGCGGATGAGGCGTTGGCGATGATCGATGGCGGAGGTGTGGCCCAATGAAGTTTCCCGTTGCTGTGCGCGTTCTGATCTTCGAAGAGGACGGCTTCATCGTTGCCCACGCGTTGGACGTCGACCTGGCGGCTCAGGGCAAGACCGTCGGGCAGGCGCTCGCCGATCTCGGTCGCGCGTGGGACACGATGCAGATTGCGAGCGATGCGCACGGCGTGGCGTTCGAGGTCAAGGACCAGTGCCCGGAGTCCGACATCGCGGCGTTCGAGCGCGTGATGACCTTGCAGAAGAAGGGGCTCGGCCAATGAAGTTCTCCCACTTCGAGGCCTGCGGCCGCTGTCACGAGCCCGTGTGCGTGTGCCCCGCCGTGTTCCTCACTCCCAAGCAGGCTGCGGCGCTCTTGCAGCTCCCTGTCAAGACCGTCGTGCAGCTCTGCCGCGAGGCCCGCATCCCCGCGCTGAAGTTCGGCCGGCGCTGGCGGCTGCTCGAGTCCGAGCTTGTGGCCTTCACGTTGCGATCGCAGCGTGCTGCCCATGCCGATCTCGAAGGGCCGCAGGGCGAACACGTGGCGGGTCACGATCTACAAGAACAAGACCCAGCGGGAGTGGATCGTCGAGGGGACGAAGCGCGAGGCTCAGGCGTTCGAAGCGCGAAAGCGCGTCGCGCTCGAGGCCATCTCGCTCTCGCGTCGGACGGCGCCACGATTCGACGACTTTGTAGAGAGCGCCTACGCGCCGCACGCTCAGGCTCACCTTCGGAGTAGCACGTGGGAACGAAGCAGAATCTATCAGATCGGCACACTGGTCGAGCACTTCGGCCGGCTGAAGCTCACGGAGATCGCGACGGCGCACGTCGAGCGCTTCAAACGGGCGCGGCTTCATGTCGCCGCGCCGTCGAGCATCAACCACGACCTGATGGTCCTCAAGGTCGTGCTCAACTTCGCGCGGGCGAACGGCTACCCGTGCGCGCCGGTGGAGTGGAAGCGGTTGCCCGAGAAGAGCTCCGGCCGGGTGACGGCTTGGTCAACCGAGGAGATCGGGCGCCTGTTCGAGGCGGCTCGCCGCGTGGCCCCGCAGCTTGTGCCGATGCTCGTCTTCATGATCAACACCGGGTGCCGGAAGGGCGAGGCGATCGCGGCCCAGTGGGACTGGATCGACTTCGAGCGCGGGCTCATCAAGATCCCCGTGACCGACGCGTGGCGACCGAAGAGCGGCAAGCCGCGCGAGATCCCCATGTCGCGCGCGGTGCGCGCGGTGCTGACCGGCAAGCGCCGCAACCCGCGCTTCGTCTTCGCGAATCACATGGGCGCAGCCTTCGCGGCGTTCCCGCAGGGCATCTTCGCCAAGGTGCGCAAGGCGGCGGGGCTCGTGGGCTCTCCTCACTCGACGAGGCACAGTTTCGCGTCAGCCTTCCTCGCGTCGTGCCCGGACATGTTTCTACTCGCGAAGATCCTCGGGCACTCGCACTCGCGGGTCACCGAAATCTACTCGCACCTGTTGCCGGACCACCTGGCGCGCGCGCTGAACGCCGTCGACATCGGCCCGAGACCTATGGCGATGCCTCTGGCGATCGCAGGTCGATCCGGCACGAAACGCCGGTAGACGTAGCGTTTGACGCTGCCGCGTTGCTTTCCGCCCAGAATAGTCCCCCGCGTCCCGCAGCGTCAAAGCAAGGCCCGGAAAGCTGGCGATGTCCCGCTGCGCCGGGGGGTCAGAGCCAGGACTATGGCGGCTCTCTGGCTAAGTGCGCCTGCGCGCGCCTGATTGGAGCCGGCTCGTGAGCCCGCCCCGCTCCTACATGCGCGTCCGCCTGTTCGGCGAGACGTACGCCAACGCGTCGAGCATCGAGGCGCGCACCCCCGAGTACGCCGCGGAGCGCTACGCCGAGGACTACGCGGCGATGGCCACGGTCGAGGACCCGACCGCATTCGTCGGCGCCTTGGATGTGGTCGTAGTCGAGCCGAACGGCGTCACGACCTCGTGGCGCGTCGAGAGGAACAAGAACGGGACGTTCGTCGCGCGCAAGCAGGAAGGAACCGGCTCGTGAGCGCCGCCGGCCGCAACCTCGCGGGCGCCGAGCGCCACGTGGACGACTTCTATGCCACGCCTTCATGGGCGACGCGCGCGATCCTGCCGCACGTCGGCTGGATCAAGCCGAGCAACGGCTGCGCATCGATCCTGGACCCATGTTGCGGCGACGGCGCGATCTTCCGAGCGGTCTACACGGAAGGGGCGTGGCTCGAAACGCACGGCATGAAAGCTCCGCCGCTGCGCGGGTTCGAGATCGACGAGACGCGTACGCTCGACGCGCGGCACGAATCGATCGCCGTCGTCGAACGTCGCGACGCGCTCGCGGCCGGGTCGTGGGGCCGGCCAGAGCTCATCCTGACGAACCCGCCCTACGCCCTCGCGATGGCGTTCGTTCAGCGTGCGCTGCTCGAGGTCGCCCCCGGCGGCGACGTCGCAATGCTGCTCCGCCTGCCGTGGCTCGCGTCGCAGGAGCGGGCTCCGTTCCACCGCGCGAACCCGAGCGACGTCTACGTGCTGCCGAAGCGACCTAGCTTCGTGGAGCACCTCAAGTGGAAGCATGAGCGCTGCGTGGCGCTGGTGCTGGGCAATGGGAAGGGCAAGGCGCAGCGCTGCCAGCTCGAAGCCCGACACGACGGCGACTGCCGCACGCTCGGCACCGACGCGACTGACTACATGTGGGCCGTTTGGGGACCCGGACGGGGGAACCGCTGGTTCATCCTCGAAGTGGAAGGCGGTGCCTCGTGACGCCGCGCCGCCTCTCCTCCTGGCACCTGCTCGCCCTCGGCTACGTTTTCCACGGCGCCGCCCTCGCGGGCGCCGCGCTCCTGCTATCGGCCGCCGCGCTCGTCGTGCTGGGGCTGAGCCGGAGGTCGACGTGAGCCTCGCCGCCGTCCACTTCTCGGGGCCGTTCCACCTGGGGATCCTCGACGTCGGCGCCGACACGCCGATCTGCGGCTT